TTAAGTAGAAATGAAGAGACAGTATAATTATAGCTTTGAACAAAAAGCCAAGATAGCATCAAGGAAAGCTGTTAAGGAAAAAGAAAAAGAAATTAAAAGGCTACGTAAGAACTTAGAAAATAAGACGACAAGACTTAGAGCTAAGAAAGAAGCTTTAACGATTGTACATAAAGCAGAGACTGATACAAAAAGTAAATCAGGAACTGTGATGGATGAAGGTCAATACAATGTATTACCCAAGCCAGTAAAAGATTTATTAGAAAAAGAAAAAGAGAGAATAGTATTCAAACCTAATGATGGTCCTCAGACAGATTTCTTAGCTGCACCAGAGCAAGATGTTTTGTATGGAGGAGCAGCAGGTGGAGGAAAGTCCTACGCCATGCTCGTTGACCCATTAAGGTTCATGCACATTAAAGAACATAGAGCTTTGTTATTAAGAAAGTCTATGCCTGAACTAAGAGAATTAATTGACAAATCTAGAGAACTCTATCCTAAAGCCTTTATAGGTTGTAGATTTAGAGAAGTCGAAAAGATTTGGAAATTTCCTTCAGGAGCAACATTGGAGTTCGGTTATCTGGACAGAGATGCTGATGTGTATAGATACCAAGGTCAATCATATACCTGGATAGGGATTGACGAACTCACACAATATCCAACAGAATTCCCACTCCAATATTTGCAGTCACGATTGAGAACAACTAATCAAAAAATAAAATGCTACATTCGGTGCACAGCAAACCCTGGGGGTGTCGGAGGCAACTGGGTTAAGAAAAGGTATCTAGACCCAGCACCTCCTAATGAAAGTTTTAAAGGAATAGATAAAATAACAAGGAAATTCATACCAGCTAGACTGGATGATAATCCTTATTTAGCTTTAGATGGTAAGTACCAACAGATGTTGGAATCATTACCACCAGTACAAAGAAAGCAATTACTCGATGGTAATTGGGATGTTTCACAAGGAGCAGCGTTTGTTGAATTTGAATATGACAAACATTGTGTAGCTCCATATGAAATCCCAAAACATTGGCAAAGAATAAAAGGCATTGACTATGGATATGCAGCAGAGTCTGCAGTTGTATGGGCAGCCTTAGACCCTATGGATGAAACCTTAATTGTTTATAGAGAACTATATCAAAAAGGTTTAACAGGAGATGACTTAGCTAAACTTATTTTTCTATATGAAAAAGAAGATAAGCTTTCTCCCCAAGGAGTTTTAGATAGTGCAGCTTGGGCAAGGACTGGCACAACAGGTCCGACTGTAGGTGAAGTCTTAACTAAAGCTGGACATAAACTTAGAAGAGCTGACAAGAACAGAATACAAGGCAAGATACAAATTCATGAACGATTAAAAATAAATGCGAAAGGAAGACCAAGAATGATTATATTTAAGAGCTGTCCTAATTTAATTAGAGAACTTCAATCTATTCCAGTTGACCCCAATAGACCTGAAGATGTAGATACAAAAGCATCAGACCATGCTTATGATGCATTAAGATATTTAATTATGTCTAGACCTAGAAATTTAAATACTTATGAACAAATGCGGAATGTTAAGAGATGGACTCCAGCAGATAGTGTGTTTGGTTACTAATGTATAAAATATTAATACTAGCTTATTTAATTGGTAGTGACCCAGTTATAACACAACAGAATTTTCAAATGGAAGGTTGGTATAAAACTATGCAAGAATGCCAAGCCAATTTATTAAAACAACATCCTGACCAAACTTATGAAGTCATGAGAGAATTTGTAACCGATACTGATTTTAAATTTGATTGGTTAGTTGCAGGTTGTACTAATGAAGAAACAGGTGAGAAGTTTGTAATCTATCCTACTTATCCAAAAGGTAAACCTGATGAATTAGAAGGATTAGAATTTGATTTAAAAGATATAATGATATAATGCATTTTCCAGAAGAAGTTTTTTTGTTTCTAATGTTTATCTTTATTACTTTGTATCTTATATTTAAAGTAATTCATTTTATTTAATATGCCTATATATACATTTATAAATAAACTAACTAATGAACGATATGAAAAGATAATGACTTATGAAGAGCTTATTGAATATATCAAAGACCCTAAGATTGAACAAGAATATAAACTTAATATGTTTAGATATTCTGATAATAATGGAATTAAAGACCAAGAAACAGATTGGATGAAAGACCCTATAGTAAGAGGAAATGGTGCTTTCAAACCTTATGGTAAAGTTAAGACTTCAGATGATAATAATAATTTTAAAGTAATGAAAGATAAGAAGCATTTTAGTGAACCGCAGGAAGATTAAAATAAATATAAAAGCTAAAAGAGAAATTGACAAGTATCCTCTTGTTGAGGTCCATTGGTATGATATTGTTTCAGATTCCAATTGGCAAAGTATATCAGCTTGTGAGAAAGCAAAGCTTCCTCCTTGTGTAACTAAAGGACATCTACTTTCACAAAAGAAAGGTTTAACAAGGATTTTTGGTGATTATTCCCTATCAGAAAAGGAAGAAGGGTCTATAGATGAGATTGCAAATACAACTTTAATACCTACATCTGTCATTATAGAAATCAAAAAGATTGTTGACAAACGACATTAATAAGTGTATTATTATATAGTATAGAGGTATTTTATATATGGCGTTATTACCACCTGCTCAAAGAGGACAAGAACTCTTGAGTGAAGAAAACGATAAGTTAGAAGATATTAATATTCTTGTTGAAATGATAGACAAGAAGTTCACCTCTTGTAAAGATGCAAGACAAGATGATGAAAGTAGATGGTTACAATCTTATCATAACTATCGTGGAAAATATTTTAAGAATATTCATTTTACTGAAAATGAAAAATCTAGAGTCTTTGTTAAAGTAACTAAAACGAAAGTCTTAGCTGCTTATGGACAAATTATAGATGTACTTTTCGGAACGGGTAAGTTTCCTTTAGTTATTCAAGAAACTAAAGTTCCTGAAGGTATAGCTGAATATGCTCATATGAATCCATTGAAAGAACAAATGGGTGATGAGAATATGCAGCCAACACCAACTGTTGAAGGTAATCTAGAATATACACCTGGTGAACAACCAATGAGTCCTACTTCTAATTTAGGATTTCCTGGTGATGGTAGACCTTTAGCAAAGGGTGCTACTTTTGATTCTTTAAATGAAAGTTTTTTATCATCCTTAGAACCTGAATATGAGAAAGCAGAATTAGAAGAAGGTCCTGCTAAACTCCCAGAATTTTCACAAATTAAACCAGCTCAAATAGCTTCACGAAGATTAGAAAAATTAATTCATGACCAACTAGATGAATCAAATGGTAATGTTCAATTAAGAAATGCTATCTTTGAATCTTGTTTATTAGGAACAGGAATTTTAAAAGGTCCATTTACTTATAATAAAACTTTACATAAGTATGGTTCAACTGGTAATGGTAATGCTAGAGATTATCATCCTGAATTTGTTAAAGTTCCAAGAGTAGAGTTTGTAAGTTTATGGGATATGTATCCAGACCCTAATGCAAGAAGTATGGATGAATGTGAATTTGTTATTCAAAGACATAGATTAAATAGACATCAGTTTTTAGATTTAATTAATAGACCTTATTTTAGTAAAGAACAAATTGAATCTTGTTTAGAGATGGGTCCAAATTATACAAGACAATATTGGGAAACAGATATAAATTTAGAAAGTACTTCAAGTGGTGATATAGAAAAAAATAGATATGAAGTATTAGAATATTGGGGAACAGTTGATGCTATGACTGCAAGAGAACAAGGATTAGCCATAGACCCTGAAATAGAAGATTCAACTCAAGTTCAAGTTAATGTTTGGACATCAAGAGGTAAAATTATTAGATTAGTTGAAAATCCTTTTCAACCTTTTAGATTACCTTACCAAGCTTTTTCTTATGAAAAAAATCCATATAACTTTTTTGGAATAGGTGTTCCAGAAAATATGGATGATGCTCAAGCAATTATGAATGGTCATGCAAGAATGGCAATTGATAATTTAGCTTTAGCTGGAAATTTAGTTTTTGATATAGATGAATCTGCTTTAGTTAATAATCAAAACATGGAAGTATTTCCTGGTAAGATTTTTAAAAGACAAGCAGGAGTTCCTGGTCAAGCAATCTATGGAATTAAATTTCCAAATACTGCTGTAGAAAATATGCAGATGTTTGATAAGTTCAGACAACTTGCAGATGAATCAACAGGAATACCATCATACTCACATGGACAAACAGGAGTTCAAAGTATGACAAGAACAGCATCAGGTATGTCAATGCTTATGGGTGCTGCATCTTTAAATATAAAAACAGTTATTAAAAATATTGACGACCAATTAATTAAGCCTTTAGGAGAATCAATGTTCCAATGGAATATGCAATTCTATGAAGGTGATTTACCAATCGTAGGAGACTTGGAAATAAAAGCCACAGGGAGTTCTAGTTTGATGAGAAAAGAAGTTCGTTCTCAAAGACTAACAATGTTCTTACAAACTATTCAAAACCCTGCAATTGCTCCATTCGTTAGAATCTCAGAAGTCATTAAAGAGTTAGCATACTCATTAGATTTAGACCCTGAAGAAATAATTAACTCTAAGGATGAAGCAGAAATTTATGCTAAAATTATAGGATTCCAAAATGCTAACAAAGCAAATGGCTCACAAGCTCCTGTCCCTGGTCAACTCGGACCAATGGGCGGTAATGGAGGAGTACCTCAAGAAGGTGCAGGAACAAACGTCTCTGGAAATGGCGAAATCCCTATCGGTGCAGACAACGCACCAATGCCAGGGGAGATGGATTTTTCTGGACAGGTTGAGGAACCTGCCTAATCAAGTAAGAGAAATAGTTAAAGACTAATGTTGACTAAGTAACAATTAGTTGTTATAATAACACTATAGGATAGAAATATGTCAAAACCCATTAACATGGCTACAGGTGGATTAATGTCTATGCCACCTTATCTTAAAGATACTAAAAAAGAAGATAAAGGAATTACACCTTATGATGTAAATACTCCTGAATCTGCTAGGAAAGGTTTACCTCAAAGAGGTTTATCTAAATCTAGAACTAGATATTCAAGAGGAGATATGGCTAAAGGACCTGAAATAGTTCCTTCAGTAGATTCTTGGGAAGATGCTACAGATGATTCAGATGTAATTCATTTAGTTAAATTAAATAAGACAGAAACAAAATTATATAAGACTTTGAAAAAAGGAAAAGAATTAGATTTAAATACTAAAAAACAAAACGAAGTATTAAAAAAATTAGAACAAAAGAAAAATAAAAAAGCTCTTGGTGGTTATATGGATAACTTCCAAATATCTCAAGAAGAACCTTTAGCAAAATATAGCATTGGTGGAGCAGCAGCTCTTAATGAAAAGTATGACAGACGAAAAGATTATAAAGCTTTTGCAGAAGGAGATTTAGTGGAAGAAGAAATTATTGAAGAACCTTTAATGGCTCCAGTAGGAATGGAAGAACCATTGATTGAAGATGAGATTGCTGCAGATGATTTAGCTATGGAAGAAGATGTAGCTATGGAAGATGCAGAAAGTGTTTTAGATACTTCAATGTTAAGTGAAGAAGAAGAAGTAGTCGTGGATGCTGCTATAGAAATGTATCCAGAATTAGAAGCCATTTTACCAAAAATGGTTGCAACAGAATTTACAGAAGATGAATTAGTAGAAGGACCTGGTACAGGAACTTCCGATTCAATCCCAGCATTATTGTCAGATGGCGAATTTGTATTTACAGCAAAAGCTGTTAAGAATATCGGCATTGATAAATTAAGAAAAATGATGGCACAAGCTGAAGAAGCTTATGATGCTGGTATGGTTAATCAAGAAGAAGCTGCAGAACTTGCAGTAGATGAAACCATCGTATAACAGAATTTAGAGTAGGTACTCTAGATAAACAAGCTACCTTCTATTTTGTAATAGAAGCCCTTGTAGCTTCGTTTCAATCAATCACCTTTTTTTGCTACCTTCAGTAAAAGAAGCCCAAAGGAGGATATATGAAACAAGACGAAGGCAAAACTAATGAAGTCGAAGCGAATCCATATAATCGCAAAAAGTATTGGCACACAGATGATGTAATGCCAAAAACTTTAGTAAGTGCGGATAGTGGACCAGCCGAGCCTGACCCTGATAAGAAGACAGGATTTGACTATGCGACTAATACTACTACAGATAGTGTTAACCCAAATGTCTTATCTACTTCTGAAACAGCCACTTCGGATAAGGTCGAAGATTCACCATTAAGTAATGTTGAAGCTAAACCTTATACAAAAGTTGACTACAAAAAAAGATATGATGACCTAAAGCGTTATTATGATAGGAAACTTGGTGAATGGAGTAATAAAGAAGGAGACCTCAAAGCACAGCTTCGAGATAACCGACCTAAATACACACCACCTAAAAGTGCTGACGAACTTAGTGCTTTTAAAAAAGATTACCCTGACATTTATGGCGTGGTGGAAACTGTATCTCACTTGCAATCTCAAACAGAGATGAAAGGTTTGCAGGAAGAAGTTGACTCTTTGAAAAAAGCTAATACAGCTTTATCACAAAGAGAAGCTCAATTAGAGTTATCGAAATTTCATCCAGACTTTAATCAAATTAAAGAATCAGATGATTTTCATAATTGGGCAGACACACAACCCATGGAAATTAAGAAGTGGGTTTATGAGAATACTTCAGATGGTAAACTTGCTGCAAGAGCAGTTGACCTGTATAAGAAAGACCGAGGACTTGGATTAGATAAAAAAGCCACAGAAGATAAAAAAGTTACTCAAGGTGCTGATTTGTTAGTTAAAACTAACGAACAAATTCAACCACCAACGAATAATAAAGTTATCTTTAAAAGTTCTGACTTTGCAAAAATGTCAGACGCTGAGTTTGAAAGAAATGAGAAATCTATTCTGATAGCTCAGAGAGAAGGTAGAATTACTAGAGATTAGTAAAACTATCATTTTTATCAACCAAACAAAAGGAGTCATACAATGGCTAATTTTTCTGGCGGTTCAACTACTAACTTTTTAACAAGTGTAGCAGGGCAAACTAATGCCTTTTGGGTACCTCAAATATACTCAAAGAAAGTTCAAATAGCACTACGTAAAGCTGCAACTGCAGAAGCAATCTGCAATACAGACTATATGGGTGAAATTAAAAACTTTGGCGACACAGTTAATATCGTACAAGAACCCCAAATAACAGTAAGTGATTACACTAGAGGTTTAGCGACTTCAGCTACAGCACTTACTGACCAAGAACTTATTTTGGTCGTAGACCAAGCTAAGTATTTTCAATTCGCACTAGATGATATTGAGAAAAGATTTTCTCATATCAACTTCCAATCTGTTGCTTCAGACAACGCAGCATACAAGCTAAGAGATGCTTTAGACAGTAATGTCTTTACTTATCTTGGTGCAGATGCTCAAGTGTCTACAACTGCAAATAGACTAGGAACTACAGGAACACCTATTGATATAGGTTTTGCTACTGGTGAAATTGACCCTCTAAATAGTATGAGTACATCTGCTAAGTTGCTCGACATTCAAAACGCACCTGAAGAAGGTCGTTGGTTTGTTGGTGCACCTGAGTGGTATGATGCTTTAGCTAACACATCTTCTAAACTATTATCAGTTGATTACAATGCTGGTAAAGGTAGTCTTAGAAATGGATTAGTAGCATCTGGTCTCGTTAGAGGTTTCCAAATGTACAAATCAAATAATCTAGCAACAAATGACTTATCAGCAGCAACACCTGCTGGGTCTGCAACTGCTCCTGTGGCAACATGGGGTCAAATGAGTTCGACTTCGTGTGCGTCTCAATTGAAGATTGTTGAAAGTTTAAGAAGTACTACTACTTTCGCTGACATAGTAAGAGGATTACTTGTTTTCGGAAGAAAAGTTCTTAGACCTGAGTGCTTAGGAAGAACAATTTACGTTATAGACTAATAATCTAATACTTTGTTGGGCGATTGAAATATATCGCCCAGCAACTAACTAAAGGATTAATTATGAAAAATATAAAAGAACAAGTAATACATCTCTGGACCGACCACAAGAAAATTGTTATCGGTATAGCAGTTGTTATTGTTATAGTTATTATCGCTACTTAATCCGTAAAGGAATTAAATATGGCAAAGACCTATTTAGCTATGACTAACGAATTGTTAGTTGAGATAAATGAACCAGAGTTAACAGCTATTACTGGTGCAGTCGGTGTACAAAAACAAGTTGCTAATTGTGTTAATAGAGCCTACTTTGATATAGTAGACGCTGTTGATGATTGGTCTTGGTTAAGTACTGATGCACCTGATGACCCTTATTATGGAAATACTATTGTTCCAACAGTTGTTGGACAAAGATGGTATTTATCTAAAGCTCTTTCAACAGGGGTAGATACTGATTTTGATTCAGTCAATTGGGATATGTTTACTCTTGTAGACACTAACTCACCTTATACAAATAATAAATTAGCTTTTACAACTTTAACTACATGGAGAGCTAATTATGCAGAAGCAGAAGAAGAATCTGCTAGAACTGCAAACTATGGAGTTCCAGTAAGAGTTATTAGAAGTTCAGATGGTAGAAGATTTGGATTATCTCCAATACCTGATAAAATTTATAATATACATTTCTTTGCTTACGATAGACCTGCTGCATTATCAGCAGATACCGATACAGTTTTATTTCCAGAACAATACAAACCAGTTTTACTAGCAAGAGCTAGATATTACATATATCAATTTAAAGATAATATTGCACAATCACAATTGGCATTAGATGAATATAAAAAAGGATTACAGTCAATGGCTGATAATTTAAATTCACCACAACCATCTTATATGTCAGATGTGAGATTTACATATTTATTACCATAGGAAAATAAATGCCAACACAAGGAGCTTCCATTACAGTTGCAGGAGGTTTAGATTTAGTATCCAGTAGTCATGCATTATTCAGAACACCTGGAGCTGCAACTATATTAGAAAATTTTGAATCATCTACAACAGGTGGTTACAGAAGAGTAAGTGGTTATACAAAATTTGGTGGAGGAAGTTCAACAGTTCCTAGTGGAACTTCAACAGATGCTATTACAGGATTAGTTCCTTATGCAGGTGGAGTTCTAGTTTGTCAAGCTTCAAATATATATTGGAGTCTTGATGGTATAAGTTGGACTCAAATCAATAAAGATACTTATAAAGATTTAACAGGTACAGTTGCAGTAACTGCAAGTTCAGCAGCAGTTGTTGGAACTGGAACATTATTTACAAGTGAATTATCTGTAAATGATAGAATAAAAATTAATAGTATTAAGTATAGAGTTTTATCTATTACAGATAATACAAATTTAACATTAGATATTGATGTTGTATCTACTGCTAGTAGTCAAACTATTTCTAGAAGTGGAATGATTGCTAGTGAATTATCTAGTGCAACAGTAATATCAAGAGCTAATCAAACTAATATTCAGTTTAGTAATTATGAATCTGAAGGTGGATTTGGTACTTTATACATATGTGATGGAATTAACAAAGTAGGTGAATTACAAATTACTAAATCAGGAAGTGTCTATACTTATTACTTTGAAGAGTTAGATAGGTCAACTCCTGTTAATCCTAAAAGAACAACTATCTTTTCAGAACGATTAGTAGTAGCTGGACAATCTGTATCAACAAGTACTGTTGCTTATAGTAGCCGCTTAAAACCTTATGATTTTGAAGCGACTGGTTCAGGCTCAATTGATGTTGGAGATGTCATTATAGGAATTAAAGTCTTTAGAAATACTCTTATTATATTTTGTAAAAACAGTATATTTGAGTTGACAAGTCTCGATTCTACCCCTATACTTAAATCTATAACTAAGAATATAGGTTGTATAGATGGAAATACAATTCAGGAAATAGGTGGAGATTTAATCTTCCTAGCACCTGATGGTTTACGAACAGTTGCTGGTACAGCTAGAATTGCTGACGTTGAAATTGGTTCTGTTAGTAGAAAAATATTACCTTTAATAAATGATATACTTGATAATATAGCAGACTATACTTTATCAAGTATGGTTATTAGAGAAAGAAGTCAATACAGATTATTTTATCATAATTCAGGTCAAGCTAAATCAGGTCAAAAAGGAATTATAGGAACATTTAAATTTGATGAACAAGGAATCCCTGCTTTTGAATGGAGTGAATTAAAAGGTATGGAAATTAAACATTGTTCTTCAGATTTAAATCCTTCTAATGAAGAAGTTAAATTTGGTTCAAATGATACTGGATATATTTATCAATTAGATACTGGTAATAATTTTGATACTTCAAATATTAATGCAAGATTTCAAACTCCAGATATGGATTATGGAGATGGTGGATTAAGAAAAAGTTTATATAAAGTTAAAGCAAATATCTCACCAGAAGGAACACAAAATAATTTAAAACTAAGAATCAGATATGATTTTGATTCTACAGATGTACCTCAACCTGGACAATTTTCAGTAGGAAGTTTAAGTAGTTCATCTTTATTTGGTGCATCAGGTTCTATATTTGGAACCTCTTTATTTGGTGCAACAACATTACCAAGCAAAGATGTTTTAGTAACAGGTAGTGGATTTACAAATAGTTTTAGATTCTTTACTGACGATACTGATGCTGGATATTCTGTCAATGGAATGTTCGTATCATTTATAGCAGGAGGAAGAAGATAATAATATGGCAGGTTATACACGACAAAGTACAATTGCTGATGGTAATACGATTGATGCCTCAATATTTAATAATGAGTACAATCAACTTTTAGCAGCATTTGTAAATACAACTGGACACAAACATGATGGCACAGCAGCCGAAGGTCCAGTTATTTCTGTTCTTGGAGATTCAGGTGTTGTAACTCCTTTAAATAAAATTTTAGTTGATACTGCTAGTAATCATTTAGAATTTTATGTAGATGTTTCTAGTGCTGCAGTTCAACAATTAAGAATTCAAGATGGAGCAATCGTTCCAATTTTAACTAATGATATAGATTTAGGTACAGTTTCTTTAGAATTTAAAGATGCATACTTTGATGGTACTGTAAATTTAGATACTTTAGTTATTGGTACTTCAACTGGCATAACATCTGTTGATACAGATTTAGCTTCAGTTTCAGCAAGTGATGATACATTAGCTTCTGCTAAAGCAATTAAAGCTTATGTAGATGCAGTCCCTGTCGGAGATATTACTTCTATTGTAGCAGGAACTGGTTTAACTGGAACAGATTTATCAGGACCAATACCAACTCTAAATGTAATTGGTGGAACTGGTATAACTGCTAACGCAGACGATATAGCAATTGATGCTACAGTTACAACATTAACTGGTACTCAAATATTAACAAATAAAACTTTAACTGCTCCAGTTATAGCAACAATTTCAAATACTGGAACAATAACTTTACCTACTTCAACAGATACATTAGTTGGTAAAGCTACTACAGATATTTTAACAAATAAAACTTTAACAACTCCAGTTATTTCTAGTATTTCAAATACTGGAACAATAACTTTACCTACCTCTACAGATACATTAGTTGGAAAAGCAACTACTGATACTCTTACAAATAAAACATTAACAAGTCCAGTTCTTAATACAACAATTAGTGGAACAGCTTTTAAAGATGAAGATACTATGTCATCTGATTCAGCAACTGCTGTAGCTTCACAACAATCTATTAAAGCTTATATTGATGCTAAACCTATTGGAGATATTACTTCAGTTGTTGCAGGAACAGGTTTAACAGGTGGTGGAACATCAGGTGATGTTACTTTAAATGTTATTGGCGGAACAGGTATTACTGCAAATGCAGATGAGTTAGTAATTGATACATCCATAACAGTTGATAAAACAACTACACAAACTTTATCATCTAAAACATTAACTAGCCCAGTTTTAAATGGAACACTTAGTGGAACAGCATTCTTAGATGAAGATACTTTATCATCTGATTCTGCTATAGCAGTTGCATCTCAGCAATCTATTAAAGCTTATGTTGATGCACAATCACATTCAACTGTTACAGCAGATAGTGTTACTACATTTACAAATAAAACAATAGATGCAGATGGTACTGGTAATAATATTTCAAATATTGATAATGCAGATATTAAAGCTGCAGCAGCTATTGATGCAACAAAGATTGCAGATGGTACTGTTACAAGTGCAGAATTTCAATATATAAATAGTTTAAGTTCAAATGCTCAAGACCAAATAGATTTAAAAGCACCTTTAGCTTCTCCAGCTTTAACTGGAGACCCTACAGCTCCTACACAATTAGCAAGTGATAACTCAACTAAACTTGCAACAACAGCTTATGTTGATGGTCAAGTTGCTACAGAAAATGAATTATCAGAATTAAATGATGTAACGATTGCAGGTATTGCAGATGCTAATTATTTAATTTATGATAATGCTGCAGGTGTTTGGAAAAATAAAGCGATAAGTGGAGCATTTACTTCTACTAATTTAGGAGTAACAACTTTAGCTTCTGGAATAGATGCTACAAAAATAGCAGATGGAACTGTCACAGATACAGAATTCCAGTATATTAATACTTTGAGTTCTAATGCACAAACTCAAATAGATACGAAAGCTACAGCAGGTTTCGCTGTGGCTATGGCAATCGCCTTGTAGTTTACAACATGGCAAAAATATGGTATAATTAGGATAATCAATGGCTCAAAATTTTCAAAGAACGCTTAAACAAAATATATCAAATAACTCTGGTTCTGCTACAGAACTACGAGCAGCAGCAGATACTAATGATGCAATCATAGGTGTTAGATGTACTAATACTTCTGGTTCATCAGTAGATATTACTGTCTATGTTCGTAATAGTTCAACTAATTATCACATTATTAAATCGGCTCCCATCCCAACAGGCGGAAGTTTAGAATTAATTGATGGTGGTTCAAAAGTTGTACTACAAAGTGGAGATTCAGTTGAAGCTTATGCTTCAGCAGCTTCTTCAGTTGATATTATTTTAAGTGTTGTTGACGCAATTAGTACATAATAATTTAAGGAAATAAGTTCTATGGCATATGTTGGAAAAACCCCAGCTAACGCAGTACTAACATCTAGTGATATTACAGATGGTGTAATAACTTCTGCTAAGATTGCAACTGATGCAGTTATTGCTGCAAAGATTGCAGCTAATGCAGTTGAAGAAGCTAAAGTAAATGCTGATGCAATAACTTCTGCTAAGATAGCAGCAGGTGCTATTGTTGATAGTGATGTCAATGCTTCTGCAGCAATTGGAAATACTAAACTTGCTAATAGTTCTATTACAATAAATGGTTCAGCAGTATCTTTAGGTGGTTCAGTTACTATAGGAGAAACAAAACCTACTGTAACTTCAGTAAGTGCAATCATTCCTCCAAATATTGCAACAAGCGTAACTATTACAGGAACAAATTTTGCAAGTGATTCTACTCATGTACCAATTGTAGAAGCAGTAAGTTCAACAAATGCTTATACAAGTGCTTCAGTAGTTTCTTGGGCAAGTGCAACTTCTATTTCGGCAACCTTCAATTTACCTCTTGGAGATTACCGAATTAGAGTAGAGAATCCAGATGGTAATGCTGGAATGTCAACTAACGCAATTTTACAATCAAGTTCATCTCCTACATGGACAACTGCTGCAGGTTCTTTAGGAACTTTTGCAGGTGGTGCTTCAGTATCAGCTACAGTTGTAGCTACTTCAGATAGTGCAATTACTTATGCAAAAACTTCAGGAACTTTTCCTGGTGGTGTTACATTAGCAACTGCAACAGGAATTATAAGTGGAACAGAAACAGGAAGTTCTACAACAACTACTTATACATTTGAAATAACTCCAACAGATGCAGAAGCTCAAGCTGGAGCAGCAAGAGAATTTACAATGACAATTTCTCATGGAGCAACAGGCGGAGGACAATTTAACTAATGGCAAACGGAACAACATCAATAGACAGAACTTTTGGTACACCAACAAATAATATTAAATGGACTTGGAGTGCTTGGGTTAAAATAGCTGACGTACAAGAACAAGGATTATTTTTGGGTTATGTAGATGCAAGTAATTATTCATATATTGGATTGAGTTCAACAAACCAACTTCAACTTTATAATCATGCAGGTGGTGGTGCATCAGGTAATAAAAAAACAACTAGAGTACTGAGAGACTGCTCTGCATTTTATCATATAGTGGTAGTATGGGATAGTGCCAATGTAACAGCAGGAGATAGAATGAAAATCTATGTCAATGGTGTAAGAGAAACTGTTTTTTCTTCAGATTCCGACCCATCATCAAGTGCGGCTAGTAAAATAAATGGAGCATGGGCACATGAAGTAGGAGCAAAATTAGGTTCTCCATATAATTTTAGTGGAGTTATGTCTCATGTTAATTTTTGTGATGGACAAGCAT